AAGCCTTTTGCAAAAGAAGCTCCCAGCGTACTGCCTTCGTCTATAGTTTCCGACAGATTAATTCCAAGAATTGTACCGATACCGACTGTAAGCCCTGTACCGATAGCATTTCCAATATCTCCGGCTACTGCATTTATCTTTGTTTTGCCCTTACTGCTCCACCATTCGGAAAACGGCTCGACAATAAAATCATCCCATGCTATCTTTGCCTTTCCAAAGAAATCTGCATTTTTCCATTCGTCTGTATCTGTAACCTCTTTAAATTTGTGTTTCAGACTGTCAAGCTTTATTTCCACAGAATCCATGACATCATTCAATGCCTGCTCTACATTCGGCACCTGTGCTGTAAGCCACTGAACTATATCACGCAGCCATGAGTTGGATAGCCTCTCACCTAATGAGATTTTAAGCCCATCAACAGCTGACTGGAAATAAGTAATATCACCTGACAGATTGTCAAGCTGTATCTTTGACATCTTCTCAGCCGCACCGTCAGCATGATTGATTGATTCTGCCAATTTATCATAATCTTCCTGTGAGGCATTTAAGATTGCAAGCAGACCTTTTTGTGCTTCCATTCCTGCTACTGTATTAGCTAAATTTGATTTCTGTTCCTGATTCATTCCTGCTGTTGCTTCTCTTAACTCACCCATTACTGTTGCAAGTGGTCTGGCATTACCTGAACTGTCATAGAAATTAACTCCCAGCTCTGCTATTGCATCAGCCGCACCACTTGAATTAGTAGCAAGTCTTGTAAGGACAGAATTAAGTGCCGTACCTGCCTGTGTGGACTTTATACCACTGTTTGCCATTAAGCCGGTCATTAATGCTACATCTTCAATTGAGTAACTGAGTGAACCAGCCATCGACGCCACATACTTAAATGTTTCGCCCATCATTCCTACATCAGTGTTTGCACTTGATGAAGCCTGTGCAAGAACGTCAGAAAAATGCGTTGCATCGCTAGCTTTTAAACCAAACGCTGTCAACGCATCTGTTACAATATCACTCGTTGTTGCCAAATCTTCATCGGAAGCCGCCGCAAGGTTTAAGATACCACTAATACCGTCTGTCATCTGCTCGGCATTCCACCCCGCCATAGCCATGTAATTAAAAGCTTCAGCGGATTCTTTGGCTGTAAACTTCGTAGTCGCCCCCATTTCTTTTGCTTTGGCTGTAAGCTTATCAAATTCACTGCCGGTTGCCCCGCTTACCGCCTTTACCTGGCTCATAGCAGCCTCAAAGTCTTTGTAAGTATTTACGGTATCCGCAACACTAAAAGTTACTCCAAGGACTGCTCCGGCTTGAAAGATAGGATTCTTTAACAGATTCAGTATCCCACGCACCGGAGCTGTAACAAGGTCAACAGCTTTCACGGTTACACTCCATGCCTTTCCGGCAAAACCTCGCAGTCCGCCTTTTATCGTGGACAAAACCGGGGTTATCTTGTCTTTTGCTTCAAGCAGTATCTGATATTTTTCTTTTGCCCATGCTGCAAGTGACTTCTGCGTTTTCTTCGCGGATTTATCGAATTTGGATACTGTTTCCGTGGCTTTTTTTGTCGAGGAGGCAGCACTATCAGCTGCTTTTTCCATATTGTTTAATTTTTTTGTAATTTGTGTCAGCTCCGGGTCTGTATTATCCACAGTTTCTATAGGAATCTCTATTCTCATTGTCTCAGCCATTGTCTCCGCCTCCTTTCTCTTTCTGTGATGACTCTAGGTATATTCTTGTAGATGCCAGCATAAATGCCTGTACACCTCTCGGCTTCTGGTAGAACTCGTCCGGGGTTATGCCTGTCCGCTGAAATATGTGATGCAACAGACAGGCTTTTCCACCGGCTTCAATTAGTTTTTTGCTACTTCCTCAATATTGGAATCATAGCCGCTTAACGCATCAATAGCTTCAAGTACCTTGTCCTTTTCTCCCGCTTTCAGGCAATACTCAATTACATCAAGACCACTCATAATCTGTAAGCCCTTATTTCTAAGTGCTTCCCATACTTTCTTGTTATCCCACAGCTTTTCACGGTCTTCCTCCACCGTTGCCGTATGAATAAGGGCGGCTCTATATTTAATGTTGTTCGTTTCCTCCGGCAGCTTCATGCCGAATTGCTTATTCCTTACATACTTTGTCCATTTCTTTTTACAGCGGTCGTATTCTTCCTCACTAAGCGGTCTTATACTAAATGTAAAATACACTTTACCGCCGCGGGCAATCTCAATCCGCTTCGTTTCGTCCTGCGTATAACCCGCAGCTTCAATCAGACCGCGGATAATATCTTCTTCATGAACTCTCATCTGTTCCTTTGTTTCATCTTCCGTAAGTTCAATATCCTGTACCGGTGCTGCACTTTCCTGTACAGTGCTTTCATCTACAATACCTACTGTTGCTCTCGTTAAATCTGCCATGCTCATATCCTCCAAAAAATAAAAAATTTATAATAAAAAAAGAGAGGCATACCCTGACGATATGCACTCCCTAAAACCGCACTATATTTAGCTGTTTATCCTTCTAATCAGATTAAGAAATTGAAAGAAGGCTCTGTAATTCCGGCGGCTGGTTGACTGCAAAGTTCCATGCCCGCTTGACAACATCTCCTGTCGTGATGTTCTGTAAGTCTACCTGTCCTGACGGAACACATTCTGAATAAACCACACGCTGTTCTGAACCGTTTCTGCCTGTTAAAACGCCCTGGAAATTCCAGTATGGCATTGTCTGTTCTTTCATTGCTGTCATAAGTTCCTGAATAAATGCGTCATCTTCAACAACAATCTGACTCATTGTCAGTGTTACTTTAAAAGTGTTTGCTGACTCTAATTCCTGCGCATTACCTAAAACGGAGTATGATGCGTTGTTAAAACTTACATTGCTTGAAAATGATTCAACCGTTGCCAGCAGTACACCGTCTGCATTGTAAAATGCGCCGTCCTTGCCGGTTCGTGCCTGTCTAGCATCACCGGCGGCTCTTGTATTAATCATATTGTGCTACCTCCTATTCGTTTGTGCTGAACCGGAACATATATGTAAGATACATATGTTCCATGCTGTCTTTGTCGATTACTGAAATTTCAAAATAAGCACTGTCACCGTCCGCCGTATATACAGAGCTTTCAGACACCTTGCAGGCGGTCAGCTTTCCCTCTGATACCATGGAATTTCCGACAGCCTGTAACTGGCTGATTGCCGTTGCCCTTCCGTTGGTATCATTGTCAATCTTTCCGACAAGGTTATCTGCTGTGACATTCATTCTGCGGATAAGTTCAAAACGTGTCTTTACGCGGCGGATTTTCTTCCAGCCATCATCTTCGTTTTCTGCCGGAGTAATCAGAGTATTGATTGCATTATCAATCCATACCTGTTTTGCACTGTTGTACGTAAGCACAATACAGCCTTTTTTCTCCGCAGTAACAATCTGTGTGTTTGTCAGTCTTTCAAGAATCTCGGTAAAACCGTTTACAACTGTATGTGTCAGGGACGAATTTGAAGCACACGCTCCAATCATTCCTGCAATACGAGCCGCTGTCTGGTATCCGTCAATCTCTGTTCCCTGTTCATTTACATGAGCATTTAACACATAACACATCTTTTTGTCATTAAAAACTGCCGCATGGGCGATTCTTGTTTCAAGGTCTACCGTGTGTTTTTCTGCCACAACTGCGATTGCCAGCGTTCCGGCATTGAATACCCGGCTGACAAATGCCTGTAACAGAAGGTGTACCGCGGTATCTTCTGTATCTACACAGATAGTATTAAAATCAAACGCTTCAACCTGTGCAAAAGCCTCTGAATAATCGCCTGTCGTTACCTGTGGGTCTGTACCGGCTGTAAATGCACTCTGCGATACTGCCTTAATCTCTGCCGAATCCTTTCCTGCTTTTAATTCTGCCTTGAACTTCTTTGAGTTTGAAAAAGCTTCCACAAGCGCCGCAGCTTCTCCACTGCCGGCCGGAAACTCTGCTTTTTCAAATTCCGTCTTGCCTGCATAAATGATACATTCCTTTACCGTGCTGTCTGTCAGCTTTTCTCTTACCGTAACAGTAAATTCTTTCTTACCGGGATATGCGGCTGTAATCATCACAGCGGCTTCTCCCTCATTGTCATTCAACGTTACCGTACCAGCTGTACCGCCATTTCCAACACGGCACGCAATGATTGTCTTTGCGCCACCGTTGATAGCTTCCTGAATGGCATCTGTTGTGCCGCCGTTTCCAAACGTGGAAGCAAATCCGTCTTCCGCACTTAATTCAACCGCTGTATTGAGCGGCCCGAAATCTGATTTAAAAACAACGGCGGTAACACCGTTTACAACATCTGCCTGTGCATTTGTACCCTGCTTCTGAATATTAAAATACGCACCCGGTCTTACCTTTGTTTCTCCAACAATATAGGTTTCTGCCATTACTATCTGACCTCCTTCTTCATAAATGTCTTTACGGTTTCACCTGCTTTGGAAACCGTACATTCTTTGATACCGGCGGCTTTCAGTGCCGCCGCCGCACATTCTGTTCTGACCCCGAACAGCTTTCCTGCATTTGCCGACAGTTCCTCCGCTGTATAAACGGATTCTGCCTGTACAGGTGCAGCTTTCGCTACAGCCTTTTCTGCCACTGTCTGTTCGACTGCGGTCTTTTCTTTTGATACTGCCATACCGTACCTCCTAACTGTAATTTGTTTCTGTATTATTAAGAATATGAGGTTTCGCCCTGTACCTCAGTAATCCATAATGTCCCGTGATGAACACCTGCCCTTCCTTCAAGTAGTCAGATTTGTAATTCACCTGCAGCCTCTTAACGAACATAGGCGAATAGTCCAACATGATTACCTCTCCGTTGAGTGACAGGTGGTTGGCAATATCTGCAGCCATCTTCAATCTCACTGTACTTTCCGGACACAAAATATGGACGGCAATTCTACCGTCCATCCAGGCTACTGTATTCGTTTCTTCCTGCTTCTCAGTTGAAATCAGTCTGCAGTAAACCACCGGCTGCTCTGCTGAGGCTTCGGTTATCTCCTCCATCCGGTCATATCCCATAACCAGGCATTCCGGGTACAACTCCTTGATATACTTATCAACCGCCATTACCGGGTCCGGATCGGATGTTTCCATAGACGGATATTCCAGGATGTCAAATCTGACTTCACAGCCGATCACAACACCGGCTTTTCCTGCATCCTCGCCCATAGTGAACGCATCCGTCCTCGCCCAGGTAAAGCAATACGGTGTACCACCTTCCGGAAGAAGGATTACATCACGCAGGCACCCCTTCACGATAGGCGCTATGTCTTCCGGGAATATATCTGCCGTATTCTGACAGAGTATCGATACTGAAAGACTACCGGCGCTGTTTCGCTCTTCGTTTGCCTGCAGGTCATAGTTGTAAGTTACCATAGGGTACTGCGTTTCACCGCCCCACCCTTCCTGTTCGTCGCCCGGTGCTTCCGAACTAAAAATAGCAGGCGCACCACTGTAGGTCGTAAGCCTCTCCGTAAGTGCCGCCGTACTGACGAACCTTTTCT